CAGAGCAGGCGCTCAAGTCCGCGCTGGATATGTGTGAGGATGGTGGCCTGACCGATGTGATGATCATTGCTTTCGACTGGGAAGGCGAACTGTTTGTGCGCTCATCCAAGATGACCCGGGCCGAGGGGCTGTTCATGACGGAGAAGGCTAGGGAGTGGTCAATGTATGGAGGTTTGAAATGAGCGCAAAACGAGAGTATCTGTGGGCGGTGTTCGCCAGCACCCCACAAAGCCCGAAACTTGTGGAAGCGGCGCTAATTTTCTACCACGCCGAAGTTCCTGTCGAACAAGCACGCGAGTACATCAGGGTGCTGGCAGAAAAAATAAAGGAGATGGAATGACCCCGGGACAATTGATTGACTTGTTAGAGAAAGCAGAAATGTTGAAAGAGGAATCGCCCGGGGTTCTGGGTTGGCATCCAACAATGGAAAAGGCTGGTCGTTTTGTTGAACTTCACCGCGATTACCTGCTCTCCACCGAGATTCACTCATGCCATGCTGATTGCCAGCGGTTTGCCTGTGTGCAGACTCGGCGGGCGGTAGAGGCCGAGCGCGAGGCGTGTGCGAAGGTGTGCGATGGCTGGGCGTCCTATGGCTCTCCCCCCGCCGCCGCTTGCGCCGCCGCCATCCGCGCAAGGGGAGAAACTAAATGAACAAGCCGCTGACAAAAACAGAGTGGGAAGCGTCCGTCGCTGAGACATGGTCTGCCGTCATAAAGAGCACTTTTGCTGACGAAATCAAAGCTGCGGTGGAGGCTGAGCGCGAGGCGTGTGCAAAGTTGTGTGAGGAGCCGGGATGGAACGCCGCTAACTGGTGCGCTAAACAAATCCGCGCAAGGGGGAACAATGCATCCTGACTACAAGCGCCACTATTGGTGGGCCGCAGCCGACAACTACCTAGGCTTGGCAAGCTTCCATTTTGAGCGAAGCCCGAGCAGTAACTACGTGTGGTATCTGTTGCTGGGCTGGGCCGAGTGCATGGAAGAACTAAAGGAGATGATTGATGCCGACTGAGAAAGAGCTGCTGGCCTTGTGCCTCAAGTGGATCGAACACCCGCAAGGGGATGCCTTCGACAAAGCAATGCTTATCGACGCTGTGAAGGCCAAGCTAGCGCCGCGCCCGTGGGTAGGGCTGACTGAGGAAGACCAAGCAGAAATTTCAGACAGGTTAGGTCTGATGAGTGTGGCTTGGCTAGATTTGATGGACGCAGTTGAAGCCAAACTAAAGGAGAAGAACCAATGACCGCTAAGAAATGCCGATGCCCCGTGGACAGCCCGTTCATGTGGAAGCACGACCACAGTCCATCTGTGTTCTTGCAAGACGCTCACTTCCGAGGGCATGGTGCAACCATGTCGCAGAGCCAGACGCAGGTGGTAGAGCGCAACCGCGCACAGGGTGTTGCTTTCGGCACCATCCAAGGACTGTCGAACAAGGCGCAGACCATCATCAATGTGCGTCAGTTCACGGTCTACTCCAAGGCAGGCAAAGTTCTATGATGCTTTGCCCCATCTGCAAGAAACAAACTACTGTCCTTGAAACACGCTACAACGAAAACACGAACAGTGCCTACCGACGCCGTCAATGCGAGAGCGGGCACAGACACACGACGCTGGAGTCAGTCGCAGCAATCGGACCTAGACGCGCTCCGAAGCGGCCAGTGGTGGCCGTTCAAGCAGGCCGACATCGAGTTGTTAGCGTATTTACACAGGTGCCACCAGAGGAGCCAAAGAAATCAAGGAAGAAACCCAAGTGACTACGAGGACGCACTACTATGACACCCGAAGCTAAAGTAAAGCTGTCAGTCAAGAAGATTCTTGACGGTCTGGGCATCTACCACTTCTCGCCTTTCATGGCGGGTATGGGACGCGCTGGTGTCCCGGACATCATTGCCTGCCACAAGGGGCGCTTCATCGCCATCGAGTGCAAGGCCGGCAAGGGCAAGACCACTGCGCTGCAAGACCGTGAGCTAAACGCAATCACTGACGCTGGTGGGTACGCCTTCGTGGCGCGAGAGACCAACATAAAAGAACTGAGAGAAGCACTGGAATGTTTATAACCACCCCTGAAGAGATCGAGACGGCAGTCAACAAGATGACGGAGGACCAGCGCAGACATCTGCGCATCGTCATCTCCGAACTCATCCAGTGCTACCTGAACGACGACATACACGGCATGGTGCTGGTGGGTAGGCCGCCCTACGAACCGTTCAAGATCATGGCGGTGAACACCAACGAGATGGACGCTGCAGAGCTGCTGTCGGCAGCGCGAGAGTACATCAACGGCGCTGTGATGGAGGACGCACCACCCAAGGAGAAGTTCAATTGAGTGCGCCCTTCGACCGCATCATCACCATCGACTTCGAGACACGCTGGGACAAGCGTGACTACACCCTTTCCAAGATGACAACCGAGGAGTACATCCGTGACCCAAGATTCATTGCATTCGGAGCTTGCCTCCGCGAGTTTGGTACTGATGCGCCTATTGTTTGGGTGCGCGGTGATGAGCTTGGTGATGTTCTTGGCGGCGTGGACTGGAGCCGAACTGCAGTGCTCGCCCACAACGCTCAGTTCGATGTGTCCATTCTGGAGTGGCGCTATGGTGTGCAGCCTTGTTTTATTTTCGATAGCCTGTCTATGGCTCGTGCCCTGCGCGGTGTGGAGGTGGGTAACAGCCTCGCCAAACTTGCAGAAGACTTCGGACTCCCAGCCAAGGGTAAGGCGGTCCACTCCACCGACGGTCTGGAGACGCTGACTCCGGAGATTGAAAAGGAGCTGGCCGACTACTGCAAGCACGATGTCTTCCTCTGCGAAGAGGTGTTCAAGCGACTGAGCAAGGGCTACCCAGCCAAGGAGCTGCGCCTCATCGACATGACGCTCAAGATGTACACCCGCCCGGTGTTGCAGCTCGACCAGAACATGCTGATGGATGCCATCGAGGAAGAAAGGGAAAAGCGTGAAGGACTACTACAGAGGCTCGGCGTGGACGAAGCTGTTCTGGCGTCGAACCCGCAGTTTGCACAAGCGCTCAAAGCGCTTGGAGTCGAGCCGCCTACGAAGGTTAGTAAGACAACTGGCAAGCGCACGCTTGCGCTTGCGAAAAATGATGCGCTCTTCCAAGCCCTTCTTAACGGCAGCAATGAGGAAGTTGCAGCGCTCTGTGAAGCGCGTCTCAAGGTCAAGTCCACGACGGAGCGTACGCGTGCGCAGCGCTTCCTAGAAATCTCTAAGCGAGGGGCGCTGCCTGTGCCCCTGTCCTACTACGGCGCATCCACGGGAAGGTGGACGGCGAGCAAAGGCTCGGCCATCAACATGCAGAACCTCAAACGTGGGAGCTTCCTGCGCAAGGCAATCATGGCCCCTATCAACATGCAGCTTGCGGTGGGTGACCTTTCCCAAATTGAGCCGCGTGTGCTGGCGTGGCTGGCTGACTACGAGGAGCTATTGAACATCTTCCGCTCAGGCGGTGATCCGTACGCACAGTTCGGTGCGCAGATGTTTGGCATCCCGGGCATGACCAAGGACAGCCACCCCATCGAGCGACAGTCTGCCAAGTCCGCCCTGCTGGGCGCTGGCTACGGGCTAGGGTGGGCATCGTTCGCACAGCAGCTTCTGGTGGGGTTCCTCGGGGCACCACCGCTGCGCTACACAAAGGCCGACGCCAAGAAGCTGGGGGTCACGGGCGACGCTATCCAAGCGTTCGTTGCCAACGAGGACTATGTCAAGCGGATGGAGGAGATACCCCACATCTGTACGACGGAGGAGCTTCTTGTGCACTGCATCACAGCCAAGGCCATCATCGACAAATACCGCGCTGCAGCATGGCCTGTGAAGACCTTCTGGGGGATGATGGAGGAGATGCTGGTGCGCTGCCTTGCCGGGGGCGAGGAGATGGTGTATAAATGTCTCACCTTCAGGAAGGAGGAGATCGTACTGCCCAACGGCATGCGAATCCTGTATCCCAATCTGCGTCAAGAGAAGGATGAGAAGGGTGCGAAGCGGTGGGTGTATGGGCCGGAGGCCACGCCCCTGTATGGTGGGAAGATAACGAACAACGTGGTGCAGGGCACTGCGCGTATCGTGATGACAGATGGCATGCTGCGAGTATCAAAAAGGTACTTCGTGGCCGGCACTGTTCACGACGAGCAGATTGCTGTGGTGCCTGAGGATGGGGCGAAGGAGGCGTTTGCTTGGATGCTGGAGCAGATGACCGCTGAGCCGAGCTACATGCCGGGGATACCTCTGGCCGCTGACGGTGGCGTTCACCGCCGATATGGACTAGCGAAGAACTGATGAAAGAAACAGAACTGATTGACTACGCCACGCCGCTCATGAACATCGAGCGCTTGGCCAAAGAGGCGCATGACATGTGCCTGCACGCAACGCTAGCAGAGGCAGAGGAGAAAGCGCTAGAGCTGGTCGCCGAGGCCCGGATACTAGTGCAGACCCTCCGCCTCATGCAGAACAAATAAACACAGGAGAAGTAGATGGACGACAGGATTGCGTTGCAGTTTGAGCAGTTTCACAACGAGCACCCTTGGGTGTATCGTCGGCTCAAGGACTTGGCGCTTGCCATCAGGCAGACAGGGCGCGACCACTACGGGATGAAGGCGCTCTTCGAGGTGCTGCGCTTTGAGCACGCACTGGAGAGCAACAAGGCCGATGGCCTGAAGCTGAACAACAACTACACAGCGCTGTACGCACGCAAGCTCGGGCAAGAGGTTCCGCAGCTTGAACACTTCTTCCAATACCGTGAGCGCAAGGCTCGGCGTGTAGCGGGACAAGTGATCTATGCTGGAGACTCGTTTGCTCCGCGTGTGGATGCGTGGGACAACCGTATTTAAGGAGAAGCAAATGGAACTGCCTAAGAAAGTAAAAGTCGGCGACCGCTGGTATTCAGTGGAGATCGTCGAGACCATGCAGCGCAAGGCGCAGATGGGCTATGTGTACTACGGAGTCGGAACGATTGCGGTTGCTACCAAGAGCAACGTGACCAACAAGCCGTACTCCGACGAGGAGGTAAGCGACACCTTCTGGCACGAGCTGACGCACGCAATCCTCTACGACATGGGCAGCTCGTTGCACAGCAACGAGAAGTTCGTGACCCGTTTCGCCAACCGCCTAGCCAAGGCAATCAACACGGCAAAATTCAAATGATGAAGATCGATGGCCACGACAACGCTGTCGTCGGTGTCTCCTTTACTTGGCACAACCAACGCCAAGTCCAACTGCTTGTGTATGACGCGGAGATCATCCGTGAGAACCTAGTGCAGCAAGGCATGACTCCCGAGGAAGCGCGGGAGTACATTGAGTACAACATTGAAGGCGCGTATGTAGGCGAGGGCACTCCCATCATCGTTTGGCCTGATGACGAATGGATGGACGCATGAAGAAGCCAGCATGGTCACACAGCTCCCTCAAAGACTACGAGGGCTGCGCCCGCAGATACCACGAGGTCAAGGTCTTGAAGAAGTACCCCTTCCAAGAGACAGAGGCGACGCGCTACGGCAATCAGGTACACGAGTCATTGGAACTCTACATAAAAGAAAACAAACCAATCCCGCCTGAGCATGCGCAGTTCAAGGATGTTGCTGATGCCATGCTGGCCAAGCCCGGGCGCAAGCTTGCTGAGTTCGAGATGGCGCTGACGGTTGACCTCAAGCCTACCGAGTGGAAGTCCCCCGACGTGTGGGTGCGCGGCATCGCCGACATCTTGATCGTGGACGACGACAACCTGACCGCATGGGTGGGCGACTGGAAGACGGGCAACAACAAGTATCCCGACCGCGACCAGCTAGTGCTGATGTCCCTCATGGTGTTCGAGCACTTCCCTCATATCCGCAAAGTGCACAGCGCTCTCCTCTTCATCGTGAAGAACGACATGGTCAAGCTGTCGATGACGCGTGATCAGAAGGACGCCTTCTGGTGGAAGTACCGTGAGCGCACTGCGCGACTCGAAGCATCTTTTTCCAACGACGTGTGGAACCCCACACAAACCCCGCTGTGCGGCTGGTGCCAAGTCACTGGCTGCGAGTTCAACCCGAAACACTGAGGAGTTAGTCATGTCCCAACTCGCTAGCAAACGCAACTACAAACAAGAGTACGCCGACTTTCACGGCAAGCCTGAGCAGATCAAGAAGCGCGCTGAACGCGTAAAGGCCCGCCGCATCATGGAGAAAGAAGGTGCCGCGCACAAAGGCGATGGTAAAGATGTCGATCACATCAAGCCCCTCAAGACGGGCGGCACATCGGCTCGGAGCAACCTGCGAATGCGCAGTGTGGCCAAGAACCGAGACAGCTCAAAATAAAAACAGGAGAAGCAGGTGCAGATCATTGAGAACAAGGCGCTGCTGTTCAAGACGCGCAACCCACACAAGTACAGCATCATCCCCAAGCACAAGGTGATGCCCGTCGATGGTGGCTACCAAGTCGCCGTCTACTGGGGGCTGGACGAGGTGCGGGTGCTGCGCAATCTGGGCGTGAAGAATGTGCCCTCGCCCATCACCCAACGCTACGACTGGCCCGGGCGCTACAAGCCGATGCAGCACCAGATCGACACGGCTGCATTCCTCACCATGCACCGCAGGGCGTTTGTGTTCTCGGAGCCCGGTACCGGCAAGACGCTCTCGGCTCTGTGGGCAGCCGACTACCTGATGAAGCTTGGCAAGGTGCGGCGTGTGCTCATCCTGTGCCCCCTGTCGATCATGCACAGCGCGTGGATGGGGGATATCAACAACAGCGTGATCCACCGCAGCGCCATCATCGCCCACCATCCGAAAGCAGCGCGGCGCATCGAGATGATCCAGCAGGACTACGAGATCGTCATCACCAACTACGAGGGGCTGGGCCTGATTGCGCAAGAGGTGATCAACGATGGCAGGTTCGATCTAGTCATTGTCGATGAGGCCAACGCGTACAAGACCAACACTACCCGCCGATGGAAGGCGCTCAACTCCATCCTGACCCCCAACACCTACCTGTGGATGATGACCGGCACCCCGGCATCGCAGTCTCCCACGGATGCGTACGGCCTCGCCAAGCTGGTCAATCCGGAGGGCGTGCCCAAGTTCTTCACGGCGTGGCGCGACAAGGTGATGAACAAACTCACCATGTACAAGTGGGTGCCCAAGCCCACCGCCAAGGACGACGTGTTCGATGCGCTGCAGCCTGCGATTCGCTTCACCAAGGCTGAGTGTCTGGACTTGCCACCCGTGGTCACCATGACCCGGGAGGTGGAGATGACGCCCCAACAGACCAAGTACTACAACACGCTCAAGACCCAGATGCTGGTGCAGGCGGCAGGGGAGACCATCTCGGCGGTCAATGCCGCCGCTGCGATGAACAAGCTCCTCCAAATTTCTTGCGGTGCAGCATACACAGACGACCGAGAGGTGGTGGAATTCGATTCCGCGCCCCGCCTGTCGGTACTGGAGGAAGTGCTGGAGGAGACCGACCGCAAGGTCATCATCTTCGCCCTGTTCCTGAGCACCATCGACACCATCAGCAGCTACCTCACCAAGAAGGGCATCGCCAACGAGCAGATTCACGGCGGGGTGTCAGCGTCCAAGCGAGCGCAGATCATCCACAGGTTCCAGAACGAGCCGACGCCGCGTGTGCTGGTGATGCAGCCTGCGGCTTCTGCCCACGGGATTACCCTGACTGCTGCCGACACGGTGGTGTTCTACGGCCCGCTGATGAGCGTCGAGCAATACATCCAGTGCTGCGCCCGCGCCGACCGCAAGGGACAGAACAGCGACAAGGTGACCGTGGTGCATATCCAGTCGAGCCCTGTTGAGAAACGAATGTTCAAAGCCCTCAGCCAAAAGGTTGATGACAACGGCCTGCTGACCGAGATGTTCAACAACGTGATCAGTGAATAAAGGAGTTGCACGACGATTGAAACCATGTACACTGTCCAACCCTAGACAAACAACACGGAGAAGCAAATGACCGAGACAGAGAGCGAAACGATCCCACTGGATCGGCTCGCAAAGATTTACCGCAAGATTCGCGCAGAGATCACGACGCTCACCCAAGAGTACGACAGCAAGATCGAGACTCTGAAGGCGCAGCAGGACGAGATCAAGAACGCCATGAAGGACATGATGAAGGCGATGGGCGTCACATCAGTCCGCACGGAGCAGGGCACTGTGGTGCTCTCCGTCAGCACCCGCTACAGCACGCAAGACTGGGACTCCTTCAAGAAGTTCGTGGTCGAGCATGACGCGGTTGACCTGCTGGAGAAGCGCATCGCGCAGGGCAACATGAACCAATTTCTCGAAGAGAATCCGGGGCTCGTGCCGCCCGGGCTGAACTCCTCCTCGGAGTACAGCATTTCGGTACGCAAACCAACCAAGTAAAGCAACCATGAGCAATATCACTCTTTTCAATTCCGCAAAAGCACCCGCGTTCGTAGCCAACGCTGAACTGTCTGAAACCACGCTGGCTCTGGCTGGCGGTCAAGCCTCTGGCCCCGGCGTCAAGCGCGTCTCCATCAAAGGTGGCGTGTTCCGTCTGGTCTCTGGCGGCAAGGAGATCGCTAACATCGAAGACCGTCACCTCGATGTGATCGTCGTCAAGGCTGCCCCCAAGGTCAGCCGCATCTTCTACGCAGGTAAGTACGACAAGGACGCAGCCGCTGTGGCCCCGGATTGCTGGAGCAACGACGGTGAGACTCCCGACAAGTCCATCAAGAGCCCGCAGGCATCGACCTGCGCCAAGTGCCCCCAGAACATCGCAGGCTCTGGCAACGGTAACTCCCGCGCTTGCCGCTACCAACAGCGTCTGGCTTTGGTGCTGGCCAACAATCCCAGCGGTGATGTGCTGCAGCTCACGCTGCCTGCTACGTCCATCTTCGGCAAGGGTGAGGGCGACAAGCTGCCGCTGCAAGCATACGCACGGTGGGCGGGTTCGCAGACTCCTCCGGTCAACCTCGACATGGTGGTGACCCGCATGAAGTTCGACACGACTGCTGAGTCCCCCAAGCTGACCTTCGCTCCCCAGCGCTGGCTGACGGAAGACGAGTACGAGACCGTGCAGGACAAGTCGCAGAGCGTTGAGGCTCAGCGCGCCGTGATGATGACCCCTGCTGGCGCAGATGGCGTGACCAAAACCGCGCCGATGCTGCTGGAGGGCAAGCGCCCGGATGCGAAGGCTGAGGCGGAAGAAGAGGAAGCGCCCAAGCCCAAGAAGAAGGCTGCCCCTGCGGTGAGCGAGGACGAGGAGCCCGAGGTTCGCAAGGCCGCACCCAAAGCCGAGGCTGTGCCTGCCAAGAAGGGCAAGCTGGCTGACATCGTCGCTGACTGGGACGACGAGTAAGAAGTTTCGGGAGGTAGCAAGAGCGGTCGCTATGCGTGTGCCGGGGTTCGGATAACGCCTCGTTAGA